ATCCACTGCTGCCAAGACGGTACAAGGGAGGCTTGCATTGTCGAAGTGAATTCAACCAGCCCATTGACCGCTGTAGAGTCAAAAATATGACGGTTCTTGCGTTGACCCGGGCTGCGAAAGCGGAATGTTTCTCGCTCCGGCGCGGAGTAATCGTAGGCCTCTTGGTATAGAGATCTCCACAGGTTGTAGCGCTCTTCAGCCTTGCCAAAACGCTTCAACAGATCCTTAACGGTCCCTAAACCCTTCGGTACAGATGCCATGTTATTCCTCCGGCATGAATTGAGCCCTGACTATCTGGTGATAATCCGGGCATCCGGTCTAACCCTCACGGCAGGGGTAATGGTTCGATATCAGCCAAGGTTGGGTCTTCGCTGCCCGGTCGCTCCGGTCTTCACCAATAAGGACCGACCGCCAACACCAGGCCGAGACAAAGCCTTACGGCGGGCCACTTCACCCTCCTCTTCAGCCAATCGAAGAGATTCTTTCTGCTGCTGCTTACCCAAAACCGCTTGCTGAATTCGGGATGATCGTTTCGCTGCTGACTTTCCGGTGCTAAAACTCATGATACTTTCCTCAAATATTTAAACAGCTGGTATGGCGTCTGAACTCTGAAGCTGCGAATACCTAAACAGCGGCGAGCCACGTCAACGCAGCTGATTATACCTAGTTGGCAGCTATTGTTGAAAGGCTCAATATTCACCTCAACTCTGATCACTTCAGCGTAGGGACCTGCGAAGCTCTCAGCTGTCGGGAATGTACTCACCACCCTTAGATCGATATCAATGCAATTATAGGTCGGATTGATGATCTGCCAAAACTCACCCCCAGGACTCTTCTTCATGATATAGCAGTGATTGATCTCTTTGTGAAGAAGCCGGGTATACCACCGTGTGCGAATGGCCATTTCAAAGACCACATACCATTCATCGATAACTTTGGGTTCAATTTTAAACATCAGTCAAATGGGTTCCAGTCTGCTTGCATGCTGATAGGGGCTGTCATTACATTCTGGGATGTTAGAGCCTCACGGCCTTCGCCTTCACCTTGCAAGCCATACTCAAGCGCCTCACAAGGGTGGCTGTATTCGTTTTTATCTGGCTCATCAGTGTAACGCTCGCCGGTAGTCTGCAGGCGGCGGAAGCAGAATCCACCCTGAAGCCCCTTTCTGGTCATTTTACACTTGGGCAACAAGATGAAGCGCGGCTTGCCGTCCATGCAGATTTCTTTCATTGGCTCTTCAAGAGCTGCACGGCGGATCAGAGGCTTGTTGGATTGTGTCGGCTGGCAAGGTATGCCGGCGCCACGAATGATCCTGAATGGGGTCTCATCGGTGCCTTGGCCTTTGTTCTGGCCTGATGGGTCACCCCAACCTTTGAACTTGTAATCGGGGTAGTTGGCGTCAATGTACTTCTTGAGCTCTGGCGCGAAGGTAACAGCACTCATATCCTCAGCCAAGAATTCATCAAAGGCTATCCACCGGTTGTAGGTTGGTTGCCTCTGAAGGAATAAGCATGCCGGGGTGCGGCCAAAGTCGAAGCCCAGAACTATCTCAATGCCCTTGATGGGGGTGAACGGGATATCCAGGCAATGGACTGAATCAACATACCGGGGGTGCACTGGCTTGCCATCGCTTACAAAGCCATATTCATTGGCCAAGTTAACCTTGATCCAATCATCATCTTTACCTTGCAGCCCGCGGCGATAGTAACCCTCTGGCAGGTTGCCAAGGTTCTCAGCGGCCTCATTAACTACCCAGTCTTCGCCGTCACGGTAAACGCCACCTGGCTGCCTGTAGAACTTCCAATCTTCAGGCTTTTCCTCTTCTGCAATCTTGTAGTACCAGTGATCCTCATCGGGGGCATTGGTGTCACCAAGCATCCCATGCCAAGTAGGACGCGCACCCTCCTTCATCGATGGGTAACGACCATGGCGTAAGTCGAGCATATCGACCACGCTCTTGGACAGCTCTTTAACCTCATTCAGCCAGATGCCAGTTGCTTGCTGGCCTCGAGCCTTCTTAACGTGGTCCGGACGGTCAAAGGCAATGAAGACTATTTCAGCCATCACCCTGGTACCGTCTTCAAGGTCGAAGTCGAGCCGGTGAGTAGGTGGCTCCTTGCTGCCCTGCTTGAACACCCCCAGATCACCATGGATCTCAAGCCAGTCCTTGATGGTGGTCGAGAATAGCTCTGAGTAGGTGTTACGCACTGCAATCCAGCGCGATAGGCGTATGTTGTGGTTCTTGTGGTCTTCGATGGTGACCGGCGCCTGCTCACAGATCAGATCAAATATCTTCAGGATGGTCTGGACCGTCTTGCCAGAGCCAAGTGGACCCATGATGAATGAGTTCCTGTCCCTGCAATCGGAATAGGCCTGCAGTACCTCACCTTGAGGCATCAGGTGATACTCAACTAACTCACTTTGTTTTGCCATCGAATCTCTTACTCGTGCGCTTAACCGTTATACGGCCGTCTATTTCAACGTCGAATTTCTTCGGTGAATCCCAGCCTTCCATACTTGAGAGCTGCTTGATTGCCGTGTGCTTATCTCGATTGTCGTCAGCGGTTCTCGCGTTTTCTGTCAGTATTTCAAGGGCTTCTGTGCGCGTCAGAATGCTCTTTGATGCCATGGATGCAAGCAATGAGTCGTAGAAAGCCCTCACCTTAGGCCTGCTAAAGATCTCACTTGCGGTTGAATCTTGGGATTCCGGTGTCTTTGCTTTGCCACCGGCGTCGACATACGCCTCTCTCTGGTTGTTAGATCCAACCATGTTGATAGCAAACTTCTTCTGCAGCCATGTGAGTTCAGAGGCTAAGGCTTCTTGCTCTTCGGTTAGCTCAATCATTGGAATCACCAAGCCTTACCCAGAGCTTATAGGCCATGGCCGGGCTATCAGCTTTAGCCGCATGGCCGAATCCAAAGCAGATCCATGCCTCATGGGCTCTATTCCAGACAATGTGGGGCTTTTCATTCATTGCGTTATCCTCCCTCAAGGGCGCTGGTTACTATTAGGAATTAATTGCTAACTCACATTTCGGACAAGTCCCGCAGGCTGATCCAAGTGCTTTTGATCCCCGGCAAATTGGAACGCCAGATTTAACTGCGGCAATCAGTTTGTGAGCGTCGACTTCGGTTAAACAACCCCACATAAACCTGTAATCGCCATCTTGGATGATATAGATTCGGAATTCATTGTGCATAACGCTGTAATCGGTCCTAAATTCCGAAACCTTATAGTACGCATAAGATTCAGATTCAGGTTCAGGTTCGGCGCTCTCACCTTCTAATTGCCATTGATTGTCAGGATCTGGAACAAAAGCCATTGCTATGCGCCAGTCGTATCCATCCACAGGGCTTACGCAGTTGTGAATGTCAACATGAGATACACTCTCATAGGATTTCACCAACCACCCACCAAATACCCGAACCCTCTGTTCGTTTTCACCAATCTGTTCCCAATTCATATCCCTCTCCGGATTAACTTATTGAATTGCACTTACATCAATAACGATGGTGTAGCCCATCCTTCGGGTCTCGGCGTTGAAAGCCTCAATGTGCTGATACAGCTCATGACCGTTAGGGATTCCGCCTGATTTGCTCTCACAACGGATAGTTCTTGAATGGATTACAGCACCAAAAATGGATTCGGCCTGAATGATGTAGCAGTTTTGATTCGGCCACCACACCATTGTGACTTCACAATTCTTGGTGTCAGTTACGGGCTGCTCATCTGTTTTGAATGGGTTCTTGAACTTCATGTGCGTTATCCTTTCGGGCGCTGGTTGATGTTATTTCTTGCGTTTTACTGTGTTGGTGGCTTGGGCAACTGCCTGCTTTTGGCCTTTACCTTCTCTACGTAATAGGCTCATCTTGCGTGATACTCGCTCATTCTTGCGTTTTAAGCGTTCTGATGGCGTGTGAGTAGGCATGGTGCACTCCTTGGTTAGATTGCAATTATACGCCTAAAAGGGTGTCCACTACATCAGATGGCGATATCGAGGTATGACACATAACTTCTGTTGTGCCTTCTGCCATTCCAACCTTTTGCCTGGTGTATAAATCTTCGGGGTGTTCGGGGTCAAAATACTGGCCTAAGCCCATATCTAAAATCCGTGTCTCACCGTTTAGTGGGCCTCCGGCTAGCAGAATGTTTGATTCGCTCATCTGTGAATACCTTTATCCGTGCCTGAAAAAAAGGCCGCAACAGCTCAGATGCGGCCAAAGGTGGGTAGTTTAGTCCTTGTACTTCTGCATGTCCCGCCTGCCTGGCGTCCAGACTGGAATATTGAATTCATTGCAAATGCGGGGAATAGATCCACCCATGTGGTGGGCCATCTTGCCCAGGGCAGATTCAAGGCGATTCAATCGATCGGTGATTGACTCATGATCATCTTCGGATTCAGGCGATTCGTCACCTGGCTGTACATCAGGCGATTTGGAATTAAAATGGCTTTCTACCTCTTCAGCAAATGCCTTGAACGCTTCAAGAGAAAGATAACCCTCTCCGAGATCAGATGGCTCTGATACTTGAGGCTCGCTAAGCTGGATATTGTCAATTTGCTCTTCAACGGCATCAACTCGTTTCGAAAGCGAGTCAACTTGCTCTTGATTCGCCTTGGGCTTGGGCCCTGGCTTGTTGGCCGCTGGCTTCTGAACCAATTGCGGCTTCTGCTCTTGATCGGTGGATTCTTGGCCGGGTTCGGCCTTACCTTCTGCTTTCGTGGTCATGCGTCCTCTCCTAATGGATGATAATGTTGCTTACTGATCTTTCATTGCGCTGTTTAAATAGAAGCTTTTCAGCCTCCTTCAAATGCTCAAAGATGAATATTGGGCATCCAACCCGGCGTGTTGCGCTCTCGATTAGATGCATTCTCATGTTGTTGAATTCGATTTTGTTGAGCCCGGCCTTCGCGAAGTATGAAGCCAGTGCGGCCATGCCATCGGCGGCTTCATTAACGCTGCCATCAACCAAGTGATCTTCAATCTCACTCATGAGGCCGGTTAGCTTGTCGTCTTCAAGTGAATCTTGGCTCATTCTTGGGCGCCTTTAATCTTTCTCACAATCCACATAATTCCTTGGATGGTGGTTTTCAGCAAGAGCACAGCAATCCAGATGATACCCAGCGCCTTACCAAGTTCAGCGTAACTCATCACGCCTATGCCATTGGTTAACAGCCATTCAGCATATTCTGGCGTTGGAGTCACAGCGGCGCCAGTGGCCACACCCCCAGACGCTACTTCAGCGGTCTTTCCTAATGCGTGCCTCACGGAGTTTCCCTATTGCTGAGCTTCCCAACCTGAGAAGCGATGCCGTTATTTGTATGCCGAAGAATATAGACCAGCCGTAGACGTTCAACCACTCGGTTAGCGACGTTAGCCAGTCCACTCCAGGGCGCTCCTATTATCCAAATAATGACCTGCATGGCCGCTAAAACATCGATGATTGAGGAGTAATGAGTATAAACCAGCCCTTCTAACCCCACAAATTGGGTATAAGAGATGGTATTTATAATGATTGCAGCAAATTCGATATATGCAATTAAATAGGCTGTTGTTGATTCTGAGATTTGAAGGATTAGATATATGGCCAGTACTGACCAAAGAGACATATAAGAAAACCAGAATGTACCGGAAGGCTCAGGGAGCCAACCGGGTACAAAGTAAACCATGACGCCCGCACAAAGCAGGCTAAGCCATTGATTTATAGACATTATTTGCCTTTAGGCTTCTTGGTCTTCTTCGGTTTATTCTTCCCTTTTGCTGGCATTTCTACTCTCCAAATTGATTGAGGGGTGATTATATCACACGAAAATATGGTTCACTTTTCGCCTTTAATTCTTCTAATTAACTCATCCTGAACAACACTAAATATAAGGCTTGTCACTTCTTGAGTCTGATGAAGCTCTATAAGACCCTCTGGTGTCAAATCTCTCAATGTTTTTTTATCCCTTATAAGCCTGTAAAGCGGGCTATCTTCTTCGGCTTCTTTTCTTTTAAACATAATCATCACCTGTTATTAATTTCCCAGCCACAACAAGAATAAAATCCTGCCCTTCCAATTCCCTGCGCATTTTATTCAGGCCGGCGCCGCTAGATAATACCGCAGGTAAGCCGCCGAGCTTGCCGTGCTTTAACCCCGGAAGTGTGCAGCCCCTGCTATGCCGAACGAGGTTTCCAATGTGCCAGAGGATGCCGGAGCGCTTCGGTACGTTTTGAACATGCCAAACCCGCTTGTACTTGCCGCTGGCAGATCGCTCTATCCATTTTGCGATGTAAATGCCCTCGGGGTAGCAGCTGATATTGGCTCGATTATTGAGCCAGGGCCGCTCAATGGCTTTTATGACAGTGCCGCTTGGCAGCCTGACCGATCCAAGCGTGGCGTCTGTCCGGTAATCTCTAAGCAATGACACCACCGGCAGCACGATACCCACCCTATTTGGCCGGCGCGCTGTTTGTGCGCGACACAAAATAGAATGTAGTCATGCTTGTAGCGATGAAGGTCAGGGTTGCGAACATGCCAACCAGCAAATCAAGGCCGGTTTCGTCGGAAATATGGCCCTTGTACTCCCAGAACGCCCACCCCAGCATTATTGAAAACACCCCCATCGCCCAATATGCGAGAGAGGGTCGGACGCTTGCCCGGTAGTTATCCATTCCGCTTGTAGTGTTCAGGCCCTTCAGGGCGTCTTGAGCGCTCGACAGTGCCGCTTGATGTGACACCTCTATCTCGGCTTCGGTTTCCGCCTCAACCTTCTCAATCTCAATCTCGGCCCCCTTCTCAAGCATCAGAAGTGAGTGCTTCCGTTCTTCGCCGGCATTCCGATACTCTGCCTCGTCTCGCTCAATATTGATCCGAGCCATCTCAATGCGCTCTTTCCGCTCCTGACCCTGCTTGAACAGGCCGAATATACCGCCAAGAAGACCACCCCCAGCGCCAGAGGTGAATACTGAAAAAAGCGCTGCAATAGTTTCGATCATTTTTACGGCCCTTTAGTAGGTTGAGTGGTGAGTCACTTTAAGCGGATGGATATGCGCGAGAACCACCTGATCATAACTTGCGTGATTCTCGTGCTCGGCCTCCAGTTGCACCCTCGCCACATCTTCAGCGGTTTTGTAATTGTCAGTATCAACGTAGTACTTAACCGGTAGATAGGGCGAGGGCTCTTGCATCGGCATGAATATGACCTTAATCAATGATATGCCAATCATCAGATAACATATCAGTCTGACTTGCCAGCCAGCCTGGAAGCATTGCGCGGCGCCCCGTGCTATTAACCGTGTACATATCAATGTGCGGTAGAATCTGGATTTCCTGAGTCAGACCGGCATTGCTATAAGGCGTGCCTGCAACCGGCTTGATATTCTCAGAGCCCGGCACAAGAATCAGCCACATCCCCTTACCGTTCCAGCCGCTGCGCGCAACCTTCTTGCCCATCTTCATGGCTTCAATAGCCAATCCAAAGCTCATGTTTTCGGTTGGGCGGTAGGCGTGGTCAAAAACATCTGCCGGCGACCACGAGATATAACCCTCATGATCCAGATGATTTGGCTTGCCACCATCAAGGTATTCAACGAGATAGCCCTCATCTTCGCCATCTTCATCTTCTGGCAGCTCCCAGCCCCGATACTCCACATAATCAGCTCGATCCATGCAAATTGCCTTGATGAGCTTTGTGCCAATATAAATTCCCATGATCATTTCCTGTCTATTTAATACAAAATTTCATTTAGCCTTAAGATCTACTGCAGCTACCTTTTAGCTTTTATTGCGGCGGAGCGCATCCATAAACCTTTTACCAAAAGCCTGCTTCTCGCTGACTTTGCCCATATTGGAATGAATTCCAGCTCTCCTAAACATCTTATCAAGATTCTGAAGGTAGAGAGCCATATCAGGCTGTTTAGCCTTGTTGATTTTGCCGTGCTTTACCTTGTGCTTACGGTTCTTTCTGTTGTTGATACCCATGATATTTTCCTTTTCCCATTTAAATTAGTGTCGCATCGCACTGAAAAGCGCCCAAGGTTTTATACTTTAATGGTGCTGCCATTCGACTACGGCCTTTTTTACTGAGGATTGCCATCCCCTAAATGAATGTAGCTAACACCGGGCGCTTTTCGCTGCGCACTCCTTGTGAGAGTGAGCTGCGGTTAATTAATCCTGCATTGCAAAGTATATTTCCATACAAGCCCGGGTATCAGCCATTGCCGTATGAGCGTTTTCCAAGACTTTGCCGGTAAAGTGAAGATAGCACTCTGCCAGCGTATGCCCAGACTTGCCGCCCATAATTTTGCGGGCATTTACCAAGGTGCAGTAGTAACTGTCTCGATCCTTCCAATCCTCAGTTGGTACGGCTTCCGGCAAGAATCGCTTCAGGCCAATGCGGATAATCCGATTGTCGAAGGTGGTGTTGTGGGCAACTCGCAAGTCACATTCAGCATACAAGCCCAGGAACATCATCAAGGCCTCTTGCTCTGGAATACCCTTCTCAAGCGCTATCTCGGTGGTTATGCCGTGGATCTCAGCAACTTCATCAGGGATTGTCCAGCCGTCGGGCTTGACGATAACCTCGAACTCTTCAATGACCTCTTGAGTATCCTCATCGCAAAGAATGGCCGCGATTTGAACGGCGTGAGGCTGGCCGGGATCATCGGATGGAATTTTCCACTCTGGCAACCCGGTTGTTTCTGTATCAAAAAACAATATCTTCTTCATGTTATTTCCTTTATTTCCCTATTTGGGCGGCTGTTACACCGCCGGTTTTGATTGAATTAAATTACGCCGTGACTGCTGAGGATTTGACACAACTCATTGGTTGATTCCGCTGGCAACTGCCACTTGTTGGCCCAAGTTGTGATTTCTTTCAGGAGGGCCTCTGTGTGTGGATTCAAAACCTCAAACTCTTGAGTAACCGATTGATCAGGACCGCTGGCCATATCAACGCCGATATATTCAGGCTCTTGATAAACATCTGTAGGAGCAACTCTCTGACCACCTTTTGAAAAGCCGACTCCGGTTGTTGCCGCATCATTAATAACCTTTTCACTCTCAGTCTTTGCTTCGACTTGAGCCTGAGCTTCAGCTTGAGCTTTTTCGCGCTCCTCTTTGCGGATGCGCTCACGCTCTGCCTCTGCCTTGGCTTCAACTTCACGCTGAGCCTTGGCTTCTTCTTCGGCCTGGATGCGTTGACGCTCTTTCTCAAGGCGCTCTTCCTCAGCTTTTTCATGATCAGCAATACGCATCTTGATCAGGTTAACAAGGTCATCGTTATTCTTCAGGATCAGCTCAGCGTGGTCTGAGAATAAGAATTTATGCTCGCTGGCCAACTCCGTTAGGCTATCCAGGTTGCTGCGAATAGTTGCCGCAATCTCATTGGCTTGAATCTTCAGCTTTGCAATCTCAGCATCAACAGCTTCTTGCATCTTTTCAATGCTTCGCTTGCCCTTGATGATTGCATTCCAGTCAGCAGAAACACTCTGGATTTGAACGCCGTTTATTGCGCTGCTAAGCTTTGAAAGGTGTTCATGGAGAGATAATTGCGCACCATTGGTGATAGCAAGCTTCTTGGCCTCCTTGGCCTCTTTGACCTGCTTCTCCCCGTGAGACTGTAGCTTTTGGAGGATTGAATCAGCCTGCTTAACGTATCCGTTGAACTCAGCCAGGCTTTCAAAAGCTGTTTCAATCTCGCCAGCTTTCAGCTTGAGCGATGCCCGGCCCTCCTTCACATTCTTGTTAAAAGCGTCCTTGTCGGCAAAGTCTTGATCAGTCTCAAGGATGATGCTCATCTGCTCACTTGCAAGGCTCTCAATCAGCGGGATATAAGCCCCCAGATTGGAAACCACAACAGAGCCTTCAACCCTGCACTCAATCGAAGGGAATGCGTTTTGTTTTTTTGCAACAACAGCCTCTTTCTTGGCTTCCAGCTCGTATTTATCCAGATCAACTAAAAACTGCTTCCAGCCAGATATCAAACACTCTCGACGCTCCGGCACTGACTTGTAGACCATTGATAGCCGCTTATCCTCTGTTCCGTTAGAAACCATGAATAGAACGTTGTCGGTTCCGGCTGTCAGCATTTGATGCTCAAGCTGCCAGATATAAAGCGGCTCAAGAACGGCGTTGCGCACGTTCTCTGCCAACACCTCATTCCACTCTTTATGCTCCCAGATAAGCACTGGATCAGCATCACCATAGCCATCAAACGATGACAAAAGCTCAAGGCCGTCGATAATTGCCAAACCAACAACACCAGGCATATCCCCGCACATTTCAATTTCAAGAATCTCGCGGGCCGCCTCTTCGCTCTCATGGCCTTTATCAAAAAGACGCTGCTTGAAGTTGCCAACAGGGTTTGATTGCCAACCCTTCTTGAGCGCCAGCAGCTGGTTCCGGCTCATAAACTTGGAGTCACCCATCATTGCCGGGGCTTCGCTGGCGCACAGGTACTTTAGGCGAGCCTCAAGCCACTCATCAGAACCCTGAACGAGGTTAAGTATTTGCATAGTTATTTGCCTACCTGTTGTAGTTTTTCATATTGCTCTTGACTGATGATAACTTTCTTTTTAGTCAAGAATTCGTGGAGCTGGTCGACTGTTTTACTTCCGTCGAGAATCATCTTCGACCAGCGCGGGAAGTTTTTGTCAAACTCTTCATCTGGATAGCAGTTGCCAGGCTGCTCTTTCCCTTCGCCTGCCGGCTCGCCTTCGTCATCTTCACCACCGACAACAATTCCGAGTATTCCGGTGAGCGTGTAGCGGCGAAGATATGAGATCGCCGAAGCAATGCTCTTTAGCTGATCCTTTCCGCCGCTCACATCTGGTGTAGACGATATTTCAGTACTGTCTGAATGGCCGTCTTGGTGGGTAACAATGCAAGAGACCTTGATAACGCCGCCTTCTTGGAGCTGCTTGAAGCGATATGACAGGCCAGTCTCCTTAAGTGCCGGCTGAATCGCTCTAGCAATGTCTTCAAGCTTTGCGTATTGGTAGAACGTGCGCCCTTTTGCTGTCGTGTAATCAACAACGCCAAGCTTTTCGATAACTGGTAATATGCTTTGGAAGTGAGACATTGCGCGGTTAAATGCCTTTTTAGCGTTGCTCTGTTCCCAGCGCTCCTGAAGGCCCAGTATCTGCTCAAGCTTTTCAATACCGCCTTCCGACTGAACAGCCAGCTTCATCAGCTCCATGTGCTGCTCTTCTTGAACTACCAGCGCGCTAGCCTGCTGTGGCTCTTGCTGGAAGGTCACTTGTTTATTTTGCGTCATGATTTTGACCCTTACAATTGATTGCCTTATTGAAAGCAGGCCAGTGACCGGCTTTTACCATCTTGCAGTAGTGCGCCTCTTGTCTAACTGCGTCTTCATAGTCCATTGATCCGACCATTCCGAACGTTACCAATAGTGTCGCTGCCGCCAAAACCTTCATATCTTTTCTCGTTTTCTTTGAGTGAGTGAATAATAGCGGCCAGCTTCTTGAAATCGATGGGGGTGCTCACTTGTCACCCTCCTCTGGCTTGTACTCGATGGCGCGAAGATCTTGTATCTGGTTCTTGATGTTTTGAACCTTGACGTGTGCTTCCGCTTGAATCTTTTCAGCGGCTGCTGAAAGCTGATCAATCTTAGCTAAAACAAGCTCATTATCTGAAAGAGTAGGAACCTCAACAGTTACTGTCTTGGAACCAATAAGAACCCTCGGATAATACTCACAATCAGACATATCATGAACAAACACTTCCAGCTCATCATCTAACTTACTCACATGGAAAAATAATTCCACTTCCATTGTCTTAGGTTTCTCGCTCATGCCCCTATTCCTTTCGCTGTTTGGGTTTGTGTGACTGAACTTTAGTGCAACATTAAGCTTGACGCAAGCACTTATTTAAACTAAATTTACAACACCTTAAACAAACAGCGAAACGAGTACTATTATGGATATTGGCAAATCAATTAAGATTGCTTGCGTAGAAAATGACGTTAAACAGCGCGAACTTGCTGAGACTCTTGGCGTTACTCCAATAACCATTAGCAAGCTGGCCAACAATAGAGGTGGCTGTAAAAAGTCAACGCTTGAGGCGCTGGCAAATGCTTTCGACATGCCAGTATCTGAATTCATCGCCCTGGGTGAGTGATATGCACTATTACCAATTCAATATTGGTGATTACGCAAGCCACACAAGCCGGCTCTCAATTTATGAGGATTTGGCGTATAGAAGGCTGCTTGATCTTTATTACCTAAATGAACACCCGTTGATCGGATGTGCAAGAGACGTTGCACGTGAGATAGGAATGGTTGATCACATCGATTCAGTTGAATATATCCTGAATAAATTTTTTGACCATGACGGCGATGAATGGGTGAACAAGCGGGCAGAAAAAGACATTTCGGCCTATAAAGACAAGCAAAGTAAGGCTTCATTGGCTGGTAAGGCATCAGCGAAAGCTAGGCAGCGTAAGGCATCCAAACGAAAGTCCAACGGACGTTCAACGGACGTTCAACAAGAAGCCAACGAGCGTACAACTAAACAAGAACCAAGAACCATTAACCAAGAACCATTAACCAAGAACCAGAGTAAAGAAAAGAGCCCGGCGCCTTCGGCCCCTGATTGCGCGCTTGAGGTGTTTAACTTTTGGCAGGACACCATGGGCAAGCATGGAGCCAAGCCGACTAAAGACCGAAT